TAATGCGCTGATGGTTTCGTGGTCATCTACGTTGCTCAACAGGTCGCGGTACGTCAGGTCGATCTTGTTTGACATAGGCACTGTATAAAGCGTTGCACCATTTGTTTCCGACCGACGCAAAGCGTGCACGCCATCGCGTGAGCAGAACATTAAGTCAGAGCCAGCGTTTTTGATTGTGTTGTGGCTAATGCAGCCGACGTTGACGTTCATCTTGTCAACGATCTGCCAAAGCGTGTAGTCGGGATGAAGCTCGTAGGCGACTGTTTTGTCGTTCGTAAACACAGCCAGTCGTGTGCTTTCAAAAACGCCAAGACCTTTGATCTCGTCTGCCGTGCCGATGATGTTTGCCAAGTCTATGTCTGCTGCTTTCAAGACAGACGAAGACGTCTCGTCTTCATCAGCAGTAAAGATTGCTTCGTTATCGACACGACTAAAGTCTACGATTGTGCGCTTACCGGGCATACCGGCGATGGCTAGTCTTCGCTGGATAGACACAATGTAAGCTGGGCGAGGGTCGCTGGTCGCTGTAATGTCAGACCATTTAAAACCGTCATACTGGTACATGCCGTAGTCGCGGCTGGCGAACACCACGTTGTTGTTGAAGTTTGTCGATGTAACTGGGGCCGCTTGCGGATAAACCTCTGGCTTTATGTGGCCACGCTCTGACTTTAAAGATGTGCCGCCACCATCTATTTGCGCCCAAACAGCTAAGTCGCGCCCAAAAAAATTGAGGTGCTTAATGTACTTGTTAGTCTCTGCTCGGCTGATTGCGCCGGGGTCACGGATCATCGTGCCGCGCCAGTCTGCGTAGCCGTCTTGCATACGAAACATGTGTTGCTTCTTGCCAGTGTCGAGCGCACCGATGTCGCGTGATGCGTCGATACCTTGAAAGTCTTCGTAAGGATAAACCTTAACCTTTACGCCAGACGGAGCATAAGTCGTAGACAATCTCTATCTCCCCATGTCGTAAGATTGAGAGCCTGTCGGCTTCTGTGCGCGATCCCACGGGCTGACTTCGATTTTGCCAGAGCCATACTTGCGGTGGTACAGAACACGGTTCATCATTTTAAAATACATCGGGCCATAGGCTTCAATCTTGTTCGACTGCTGCTGGACTGCGTAGTGATACAGCAACCCCGAAACCATGATGTTGTCAGGGATTGGCATGACCTCAGATGGGTGAGTGTAGTAGTTTATTTCTGGGTTGTCCCAGTAGGGATGCCCACGCAAGTCTTCTATGACGAGGTTAGCAAACTCGACGAACATCATCATCACTTCGCCATCGACAGTGCCGGGGTGCATGTCGCCGTAGCGCCGTAGCGACTGCATGACCAAGGCTTCTAGGTTGGAGTATGGCGAGTTGAGGTGCGGGTTGTTGCCAGAGAAACGGTTGCGTTTCTCACGAGCCTGATCGCCTTCGCGCCAAGCTGCGTCTGCCGTCTTGGTCGTAGTCGCGTTAATGGAAGTGCGTAAGTCTACCGCACCGACGACTGACTTGCCGTCTTCGTCGTCGTGACGAGGCTCATCGTTTGCAGGCAGCTTGCCTGTAATAGTCGCGCTGTCGTAGGTGCGGTATGCCATTAGTCTTCATCCCTTATTATGCGCCCTTGCACAAAAAACTCGTGCATCTCAAAACGCTCTGAGAGCCGAGACGGAACATTCCATGTTAGGTATTCACGATTGGCGCACCACTGAGAACGCATCTCTTCTCCAACCACAGTGATAGAAATTGGTTGAATTTCTTCATCGCGTGAAATGTACAAAATTGTTTCAGGGCGACGTCGGGATACGGCTCCGACCTCTTTCGCTTTTTTTGTTATGACCTTTGATTTGGCCGCTTGTTTTTTGCTTGCTGTCGACATGTCTTCTCCAAGAGAAAGGGGCTGCAATTTCTTACAGCCCCATCCTACAAGGTTTTTAAGATTGGTTCGTCCTCACTTCTTAAGTGACGGCTGACCAGTTCTTAATGCGGTGATGTACTTTTGACTGAAGCATTTCCAAGCCACAGTCTGTCATGTACATATGCTTCACGCCGTCGAAGTCTGGCGCTTGGATGTCACGGATAAGCTGAGTGTCACGACCCTGCATACAGCGATATTTGATTTCGCTCATATCCAGAATGATCATCTCTTTATCCATAGTAGGAACCTGACGGAACATCGGGTGCATGTAGACCAACAAGTCGCCAGCGTAGGTGGTGTAGCGCGAAAGCGATACGCCGTAGGCGTTGTCGATCTGAGTTGGTTGCCAGCGGTTCTTGCCAATTTCCATAAGGTTGGAAATTACGCGAGCGCCACAGAACGCGACCTTCTCATTGCCACCGTACGCAAAGATGTTTTCGATCAGAAGGCGATCAAATTCTTTCTCTGTGATTACGTTGGACGAAGCACCGTAGCTTGCGCCATCGGTTACACCAGTGATGCTGTTACGCAGACCACCTGTGAAGCGAAGGGGCGATGCAGTCGAGCCGTTTACCTCGGCACGCTTCCCAAAGAACATGGCCCGTTCGATGTCGGACATGTGCATCTTGAGTGCTTTGGTTAGCTGCTCTTGCTCCTTGTCACCAGTACGCAAGTAAGTGTTCTGCAAGGTTCCCGTTACCTGTACGGCGGTCTTGAAGATTTGCGTGTAGTTGAAGTCCAGAGTTGGGTCAAAGGAGATTGCGGCAGGGGCTGACCCGCCTTCAATATCCGCGAACCCACCGATGATAAGGTTAGCATCATCAGCAATTTGGTGAGCAGTGCCACCAATGTTGCGCTCTACTGCAATGGCGTTGCTGCTTGCAGCGCCAGTTGCACGCATCACTTCGCCAGTGTCGACGTTCACAATGATGGTTCCCGCCACAACAAACTGCTGGTCGTCGGCAGCATCTACAGTGATAGACGCAGTCGAAGTCGATGCAACAGCACCGTTGATTTGCAGTTTGCGATCTGGGAGTTCATCGCGGTAGTGGTTGTACTTGGGGTCATCAGTAGTTTCAGTACCCGTCATCGACAACAATGCCTGTAGGGGTGCGCTGCCATTTGGTTCAAGAAGCGTAAATAATTCGCGGTAATTGGTGGGACGGAAGTCAGTATTAAACTGGCCTGTCCCGCGTAGTCCTTGTATAGCGGTCATGGCTATAGCTCCTGTATTAAGAGGTGTGAGGGGTGGGGCAGCTAGTCTCGCGGCTTCAGCGACTAAGACTTGTCGTACCTATGTCTGTCAGACGTTCGGGCCGTAGCGCGAACCTTGCCTGTCTTGTGCATTAAAACAAAAAAAAGGGGGGCTGTCGTCCCCCCCCTCTATTTTTTTATGACGTGTACGTCATGCCATGTCTTTATGGCGTGCGCGTCATATTACGCTAGACCGTAATTTTGCATTTTTTACGCTAGGCCGCGTTTTTGCATGGCTTGCGATGCAACTGCATCCATAAATTGCTGGTCTGCATTCGGAGCTGCGGCTAATGCTCCACCGCCTGACGGCATTGGATTAACTGCGCCAGTAAAGGCTTGGCGCTTCTCGTTTAATGCGCGAAGCCTAGCCATCTCTGGCTGGTTCTGGTTAGCCGCAAAGTCTTGGCCAATTTTGTATGTCAGCTCTGGGTCGATGAAGTCTGCCTCAGTGTAGCCTCGGCCATACGCAAAGTTGAAAAAGTCGTCTTGGCTTTCGTCTGGCAACTGTAACTGAGCTTGCATTTGATTTAAGTTGTTAGCCGCTTGTTGACGGTAGGCTTGGTCTGCTTGCCCAGACGCAGACTGCAATGCTTGGCCAGCTTCTTGGTTGACGCCTTGAGCTTGAGAGACAATCCCTTGCATCATCTGTTTCATCTGACCGTTTTCGGCTTGAAGCTGGTTGATTAAAGCTAAGCCTTGCCGATACATCGGCGGCAGCTTGACCGCATTGTCGTTCTCCCATTGAGAGATTTCCTGCTCAATCTGGCTGTCGTTTTGGCCATCTGGTCGGTCGGGCGTTGGGTCGCGTTGGTCGCCAAGTGTCGGGATCTTGGTGTAGGCTTCTATTGAGGCTTGTAGGAATTGACGCATGTCGTCGCCCGACACGTCATGGCCTGCCTGTGTAGCGTTTGCCATAACCTCTTCAATTAGCTGTAGCGCAGGTTCCATTGGCTTGTAGCGCGTAGCGTTGTCGTGGTTCAGAGCTTTATAGCGATTGCTCATGCCAGCTATCTGTGAAGCCGACATAGTTTTTCTTTGGCCGTCACCCATGTCAACTTCGATAAAGGCTTCGGCTTGCAGGTTATCGCCTTCTGTCTCTGGGCCAGCGATTGCTTGCGCTGTCTCCATGTCGGTCGTCGGTGCTTCAGGCGGTGGGCCTGCTGGGGCTGCTTGCGGTGGGCCTGCGG